ACTGCCGTAGCTGATTGGGCAGAGCGCATCCAAATGATGACGCAAGACAACAACCTTATCAATGCACAGGATATCGTACACGATGTGTTCGGTATGCTACGAGACGACGAACACTTTTTACCACGACTATGACAAAGAAAGAATTGATTGACTTCATGTCAGACTACCCCGATGATGCACCCGTAGTAATCGAGGTGCATGACACCACACTCTACGAAGACCTATATGACTTTACATTCGACGGAGTATCATGGAAACGCTTTGACTTCAAAGCCAATACAGAACAAGAAATGCATGAACTGCGCTTATGCGCTATAAACCACAGCGAGAGTTGATTACATTGATTCTCAGTTAGTTACAAAATAAATTTGACTTCGGTATTTTAATATCGTATCTTTGTATCGGCAATGTTGCCAAATCAAAATCTCAATCTAATGAAATTATATGCATCCCTACATGGAGTATGTGGACTAGCCGAGGGCTACTCCGATACCACGGTTCAGTTCTTTAAGACACTTGAACAAGCCAAGGAACACAAGGCTAGGCTTCTTGCCCTCCTGATGAAGGAAGAACACGAAGAGATAATCACCCATACAGACGGCACACAGGACATCATCGTAATGAATGACCTAGAGAGTGAACATGAGATACTCAAGATAATTGAGGTCAACCCACTATGGGATATAGACAAGCCCGACCCCGCTAACAGCAATGTAAGAGAGTGGTTGATGTGGAATCAGATGGATACCGAAGTCATGTACGATGGTGAGTATCTACCCACAGACATGGGGTGTATCAAGGAGGCTACCGATGCCATGCATGGAACTACTGAGTCGATGCCGATGGACGAGTGGGCTGACTTTGTTGGTGGTATCTACTACCGAGGTGAAGCCATGCTTGATGCAGACGATGTGTGCATCCACTTCTTTCGAGTACCTAAATCAGACACATTATGAACAAAAAACAGTTAATCAATGCATTGATTGCAACGCAGTTAAGCGATGACACACCAGTGTTGGTGACCTACGTTGGTGACGATGCAGAGTCAGGAACAGATATGTACAGATTCAATGTGCAAATCGCACCCACCTACAATATGAAACTTGACGGCTCAGAAACTGAGGAATTAGAGATTTGCATCGAAGCAATCCACCTAAATCATTCACCTAAATCAGACACACTATGAACGAGGAATACAACTGCGGGTTTTGCGATAAGCAAATGACCGAGGAAGACCATCACTTCTGTGACATATGTGGCGATTGCCGCGAAGAAAATGAACAATGAATAAAAAATACCACATGAAACAAGAAATCATTAACCGCCTCGAATACAAAGAGGAAACACATGCAGGTGAGATAGAGACATGGTACGATCCCGTGAATGGTGATTACTTCCACATACCCATCGAGATTGTTCGAGATTGGGACAACTCAGAAGTAATTGGAAATGACAAAGGAAATGGAGACAATGACTGACATAAACAAAGACGGCATCTACACTGGCTCTGAATTACAGTGGGGTGTGGAGGACATAACACGAATTCTTTTTGAGCAAGGTAAATATGCATCAAGCAGGGAAGACCTTGAGCGAATACTGAAGGCATCCTTTCAAGACAACGAGATGGTAATGAATGCAATACACGAATCTATCGTAATAACAATTGACTACATGCTCGACGAGGGCGAACTTAAACTAAACGACAATGAAGATTGAAATATCAGAAATATCAAACAGGATGCTTGACCACCACATCAAGCGATGCCACCGCATACTGAAGGACGGAAGCTGTACTGAAATCAGATTCAAGCAAGCAGAAAAAGCATTGCCTGTACTCAGACAAGAACTCGATAGGCGTGAGACTCAACAGACTAAGGACGTGATGCACAACCTTATACACACCCTATGAAACATATATGCGTTAGATCAAGTGTTCACGTAAACCCATCACAAGAATTCAATGAGTGGGCGGAGTACACATTCAATCAAGTAAACGAAAACTATAAATCAAAAATCTCATGTACAAAGTTAGATTCCATCTCGGACGAGGTAAACATTTCATGCACTGGCAAATTAAGTCCAAGCTAAATACAGGCGACGGCACTGGTGCTAAAGAAATAGTAGACTACGTAGACCCACAGGACAATCAGCTAGCGTTGCTAGGCTGTAAGCTAAGCGTACAACCAACAGCGGCTAAGAAGATTCACGACGGTGCTAACAAGACTGTGTGTGCATGGATAGAGTGCGAGGCTGTCCAAGTGCTGGAGGTCAATCGACTCAAGCCAAACCAACAAGACTACCGCATCAAGTTCAACCCGCGTCAAAGTCCTAACTGGACTGACGGATACAATAACATCGTTAGCGGTAACGAATACGAAATACTTTTTACAAATGACAGGACTCTATGGGTGGTTGGTGAGGCTTATGAGTGTGGATCTTCCGACTTGGTTTAACAACAAGTTTGGATGGTTCTTTAAAAACGGAAACAAATGAAGTTTAAAGTTTACATACATAGAAGAAAAACAAACAATGAAGTTTTTTATGTCGGAATCGCAAAGATTCAGAAAGAAACTTCTAAGTATGATAGACCATCAGATACATGGAAACGTTCTAAAGAATGGAAAGAAGTATACAAGGAGTTCGGAAGAAAAGTACAGATATATAAAGTAAATCTTTCCTTGCTTGAGGCGTATAGAGAGGAAATTAGGCTGATAAATTATTACGGAAGAAGAGACTTAGGGACTGGTATCCTTGTGAACAAAACATGTGGTGGGGATGGCGGAATGGGTATTCCTATGCCAAAAGGAAAAGACGAACCAACATCAAAACCAATAGTTGATGTCCGTACAGGTAAGGTGGTTTTTTATGGTTATCGTGAGGCGGCAGAACACTTCGGAGTTGACAAATCTCATATCGGAAAGGTTCTAAGGAAAGTCGGATCTGGTGGAATAGCCCAGTTTAATTGGGGCTTGATGTTAAAAACCCGATACGACTACATGTTAGAGCAGGGAATAGACCCAGTTGCCTACTTAAAAAAACAAAGCGATATCGCAAACAGAAACATAAGAAAAGGATACAAACGAACTAAAAAACAAAACCAAAGAATGAGGGAGATAGTTAAAGCGCAATATATTTCTGGAAAGCGTGTAGTTAAACCTCGATTGGGAGGTGAAAACCCGATGTCTAGGGGTGTTATCAACGTGAAGACAGGGACAACATGGGAGACATGTGTCCAGGCTGCAAGAGATAACGGAATGACCAGACATCAGATGAGCAGGAGGTGTCATGGAAGGATTGAAAAAGACAAACGATTTAAATACATATTAAACAAATGACAACACTAGAAAAAGAATTTCCACATATACATAGGAACCTAATGATGAAGGATGATGCTGAGAAACTAATCAGGAAATTCATGCATATTCACAGAGAGTTAAGCAGTATGATAAATGTAAATGACAAGAGCAAGCTTGTTTTAAATGCATACATAAACGAAATGAAATCACTCTTCAATGATGGTCGCAACTTAGGATTTTAAAAAAAAAGAAATATGAACAACGTAAATTTTATTCACTCATACATCTACAACGGAGCATGGGTGTTCGACGACGAGTCAAGGGAGTTAGACAAAGAACCATTCGTAGAGGGCGCAGACATTTTACTTGACGCTATGAGCGGAAGAGACAAAGATGAGTCCAAGGAAAGCTGTTCCTTTTATTTCGGTCAGACACCTCTGCCAAACTGGGACGTCAAGCTAACTAATGACGGTTATGACGGACATGACGGTACATACTACATAGTAGACTTCCCCGAAAAGAACGTGAGCGCAGAAGGTCCGATATGGCTTTGCCCTGCACTGCTTAAGTTCTTCCCTAAATCACCAGCAGAAATCTTTGTAAAAATTAAATAATTATGACAAACGAAAAAGCGATTCAAATGATCCGAGAATCAAACCGAGAGGCTGACAAGGCAGAGAAGTTGGCTGCCATGTACGCTATGGACGATATTATTTTTGATGATATAGATGTATGGTTAAGCAAGCCAATACATGCGCACATAGAACAATTCATCATGATAGGCAGGGATGTGCTGGAGGATTATATGTGTGAGCCCTTGACAAGCGAGGAGAAGCAACGTACTTTTGCTGAGGGGGCTCTGGGTGTTGCTGAGTCCATGTACCATTACGCAAAGATTTACCACGAACTAAAAGAAGAATCCTCGTCAGAACGCTGACAGGTAGAGGGACGTATGGTGTGCAGGGAGATCCTGCAACACGCCGTGTGCTGGAGACAGCGCAACATTGAGAGCGTTGAGAAACAAAGTTCCTCTTTTTTTAGGATTATCAACAGTGTGTTAGTATTTTTGTGTATTAAATTACACGACATGTTAAGAGAGCAAGTGGAGCAAGTGATAGCCGATTACTATGTTTCGATAGGTGTTGAACCTAATTATCTTACGAGAAAAACAGAGCAAGTTCAATCAAGAGCAGCCATGATGTGCGCTCTTGCAGACTCAATGACCGCAACATCAATCGCTAGGGTTTTCGGGAAAGACCACGCTACTGTATTGCATCACAAGAAAGGGCATGAAGCCAACCTGTACTCTTGGTATGGGTACAGTGATAAATACAAGATAGCGAGAAGTATGGTGAATGTGAACTTACGTTCAAACACAGTTCAATGCCAAATAGATAGGATTGAGAATGAAATAAGTAAATTAAAGGAGCTGTCAGATAGATTAAAAAATTCAATTCAATTAATTAAAAAAGATGAGTGATTACAAATTCAAGACCACGAACATCCGTGGCAAGCAGTACGTTGAAGTCAACGAACGAATCAAGTTCTTCCGACAGGAAGAGCAATACAAGAACTGGAGTCTTATCACAGAGTTTCCTGTGTTGGACGAAGCTCAGTGTGTATGCAAGGCGTCGATCGTAGACGCACAAAACCGAATCATATCGGTAGGTCATGCACATGAGGTGCAAGGAAGCAGCAACATCAACAAGACAAGCTACGTAGAGAACTGCGAGACATCAGCTATCGGTCGTGCACTGGCTATGTTGGGTATTGGTATCGACACGTCTATCGCTTCTGCTAATGAGGTGTCTGAAGCTATTGCTAAGCAAGACAAAGACGAGCCAACCAAAGCTAAGAAGATGATAAAGAAAGTGCAGGAGAAGTTCGATACAGACCCGCCTGAGAATATCATGGACAAGGCTGTTGCTTACATCAAATCGCAATCTGACAAGAAGAAAGCGTACGAGTCTATCATGAGTAAGTACAAGGACAGCCTTAGCGAGAAGCAAGTGTCTGGATTGAAGAAGTTTGTTCGATGAACAAGTACCCTGTACAGGACAGGAGGCTCACTAATATGGCTACGTTTACTAAGTTTCGTAAGCAATGCCTTAGCAGTAGGATGCCAAAAATTTGGATTAATAACGATGAGCAAGAACCACAATGCATTGGTCTTTACTTTATAAAGCATAAAGACTTTTTAGGTGATATAGATATTGCTGAGTTTCATATCAACAGCAAGGGTAAAACCTTCTGGTGTACTCCTGGAAAGCCCACACACTGGGCTGAGATAGAGACCTATGAGTACATGCTTGAAGACGGCACACCATTATACGAAGACCAATGAATATATCAGATAAATTGATGGAGCGGTATGGCAAGCCCCACTTGTCATACTCGTCTCTCAAGCAAGCCTTAGGTGATATGGCTCAGTTTGATCGTTACATGAAGGGGGAGGTCAAGTACAAGTCAGACGCACTAGACTTCGGAACTATGTACGATATGCTGTTGTTTGAGCGTGAGAAAGCATTTGAAACGTACACGGTTATGTCTCCATCCGCTATTATAGCCACACTATCCGACAAAGCTAAGTCCTCTAAGAAGCCCACGCTGACCTCTGAGTACAAAGAAAAACTCAAAGAAATAAAAGAGGAGGCTGCTGATGAGGGTAGGTCTATCGTCTCAGGTGATGATTGGCAAACTGCCAACGACATGATCGACAGATTAGCCACATGCGGACTGCTTGACTCTTACCTCAAGGGGGAATATCAAGTGGAGTTTCTGGAGGAGCTACACGGCGTTAAAGTGAAGGGGTTTCTTGATTGCCTGGGTGATGGGTTCATCAGCGACAGTAAGTCAGCTCGTAGTTCAGAGAAGTTTAGATACGCTGTAAGAGACTTCTCATATGACATACAAGCCTATGTGTATACAGAGGTTTTTGGAATAAAAAACTTCTACTGGGTTGTACAAGAGAAAACTTATCCGTACCTTCCTGCTCTGGTCAAGTGTACCGACCAAACGTTATTTACTGGAGAAATGAAATTCAATGATGCAATAACTAGAATAACGACCTTCCTTGAGGAGGGCTACGATCCTAATAAGGATTACCTAAACTATGAAGTATAATTTTTTAAGTGTAATCGGAAGGCTATTCTTTTGGCTATTCCCTTTATTCTGTGTCTTAATGTTAATAATTGAAATCTTAAATTAATCAAGATGAGTGAACAAACAAAGAAGTACGAAAGCGTACTAGTAGGCTGGGCTGATGAGCCAAGCTACAATGACAATGGTGATTTAATGGGGTGGTCTTTCCGTCTCAAGGACAACGAGCTGAAAGATGCTCTTGATCAATACACCACTAAGCGTGATGCACAAGGGCAGGGCGGTAACGTCCGATTCCGATTGTTTATGTCCAAGAACGGCAAGCCATGCTTGAGCGTATGGGATCCAAACAGTGAGGGTGCTCAAGAGCGAAGAAACGCAACAGCTTCTAAGAGTGGGGGTTCCGACCTACCATTCTAAAACTTAAGGTTTGGTTAGGCGGGGGGTGGGGCGAGAGCTCTACCCCCTTTCTTTCCCCCAAGATTATGAGACGACCTATATACTGCATGACCGCTAGGGTCACTACAATTAAGAACAAACGACCGCAATCCAGAAATGTGTGGATCGTGAGCAAGTATGATAACCCGTTGGATATCATGAAGAAGGATGGAAAAACAATGTCAAGGCTAGAGCGTGAGTTGTTTACTGCCAAAGCCAAAAACAAAACTATTGTGATTGATTCCATAACTTCGATAAAACAAGTTGGAACAACATCAAATGAAACATAGCGACAAACAAGTAGGTGGTAAACACTACAAGAGCATGAAGATTCAGCCCACTGATTTCATAGCCGCCAATGACATACCCTTCATAGAGGGAAATGTAATCAAGTACGTATGCCGACACGAATTTAAGAACGGCAAAGAGGATGTCTTAAAGGCAATTCACTATTTAAATCTATTACTCGAATACAAATACTCGGATGAACGTAACGATATACAAAGACCTATACAAGAAGTCCAAGGCGGACGCTCATGTGATTCCGATTGTGACAGCCCTAAAGCGAATACAGGAGGGGACTTCTGCGCCAACGATTGAGGCTGTACGTGGCGGAGAAAAAGACTTTAAAAAAAGCTTACCTGTTGTATTGTTCAGCGGTGAGTTTGGTGACAGGAAAGACCAAGCGATTGAGAAGCATAGCGGTTACATTGTATTAGATTTTGACCACATTGATGTTAAAGCTTCCAAGGCGCTACTCAGTACAGACCCTTATGTGTACAGCTGTTGGGTTTCGCCGTCTGGTGATGGGTTGAAGGCATTAGTGAAGATAACTCACACGGAGAGGCACCGAGATCACTTCCGAGCGTTACGAACATACTTCAATAAGCAATATGACTTAGAGGTAGATGAGTCAGGTATAAATGAGTCACGCGCATGTTTTGAGTCTCACGACCCAGACATCATAATAAAGGATGAATCTGTTAGTTTTGGTGCGTTCGCTACAGAAAAGAGTGAATCACAGGTAGCTGTCTCACAATCAGGGAGTTACACGGATTACTTAAAGTTAAATCTAGCTGCTAGGATGATTCGTCAGTGCGATGATGGGGAGAAGCATGTCACCCTTCTTCGTGCCGCTAGGCTGTGCGGTGGATACGTAGCCGCTGGGCGTATGGAAGAGGACGAGGTGTTGCGTGTGCTTACTCGTGAGATACTCAAGCGCGATGTGGATGACGAACAGCATACCATAAACACCATACGAGATGCTATTGAGAAGGGGAAGCAAGACCCTATACGGGACACAATAGACGACGAGAAGAAGGCACAGCGCGAGCTCCTAATTAATGACGGGGACATGTCCTTTATATCCTCAGACGATGAAGACTTCAGGTGGATTGATGACTACGCAAATGGGCGTATACCCGTGGGGTTAGACACAGGAGACCCCGATCTAGACCAATACTTCAGGTACAAACGCGAGTTCACTATCATCAACGGACACAGCAACGTAGGTAAAACCACCATGGCCTTGTATCTCATGGTTAACTCTACCGTGAGGCACAAATGGAAGTGGATTGTTTACTCATCAGAGAATCGTACAGCATCATTAAAGATGTCACTCATACAGTTCGCGCTGAACAAGCCTATATCTTCAATGAATTACTTGGAGAGAAAGAAAGCGTATGAATGGGTTGGTAAGTACTTCACCGTAATTAGTAACAAGCAGGTTTATAGCTACTCAGACATCATGATATTTCTTGAGAAGCTCATGAAGCAACAAGAAGTTGATGCTGTATTCATTGACCCGTACAACAGCTTAAAGCTTGAGATGGGCAAATCAGGCATAGGTGTACACGAATACCACTACGAAGCCGCGTCTGAGTTCCTTACGTTCTCTACAGCAAACAACATAGCCGTGTGGCTAAACATGCACGCTGTAACAGCG